TGTTTGCCTATGAGTTCTATTATTGCGAACATCTGTTTGCTTTTTGGTGTCTTTAAGAGAACATATGTTTGCCTATACGTTCTATTATTGCGAACATATGTTTGCCTATGCGTTCTATTATTGCGAACATCTGTTTGCCTATGAGTTCTATTATTGCGAACATATGTTTGCTTTTTGGTGTCTTTAAGAGAACATATGTACCCTTATGAGTTTTTATCATCATTCTATGCTATTCACTCATACTATTTCATCTCTCATCTGTTACTCTTAAAGTTCCCATAATTGACTTATAATTGACTTATAATTGACTTATAATTGACTTATAATTGACTCATCATTTTCTAATTGTATACCTATACAATATTCTGCATAAATAATCCATAGAGTATTCTGTATGAATCCATAGGAAATCATAGAGAGTATACATATACATTATTATAAATATCTATACAATACTCATATAGATTTCATTAGAATCACAGAATTGACTATTGGTCATTTTCTAATGGATACTGGTGCAAACAGGTGTTCGTTAGGCTATCCTTATGGTGCCTTTAAGGTATCACCTAAACTCTCTATGGTCTGCTCTTCCTGCTATATATGTATATTATATATATATTATATATTCCTATACAGTATTGAGACATGATATATAGCGAATGATTAGAGACACGCTAATATAAACTTTATAAATAGTTTACTAGACATACTCACGAAAAAGCTGTATTATATATACAACAAGAACGGAACACGGAAGCAAACATGGGGAAGCCCATTAGTAGCAAAGCTGCTGAAAAGCAACGGCGTGTGAAATTCTAAACCATTAGCCATAGGGCGAACGGTAGAAAACAGAATAGCGACTAGTAAAGCACCACACGGAATGGGCGAATGAGAAAACGCTTGCAAAGTGAAATGTGACACGCTCTCATTCTTAACACTTGAGTGTATAGAGGCTTGAAACTCTCTATGATGTTTCAAAGTGTTCTTTGAAAACTAAATATTGTATTGTGATGGCTGAAATCACTATCAACGGATAGCCGGACAAAATGGCAGCCTTGCCCTGAACATCTCACAAATGAGAGGGGAACACAAATAGCATAGCCGTTAGTGCGATAACGGCTAGGGGATGGGATACCGAATAAACCCATAGGAACACATTCACTCACGAATGGTAATGAAAATAACATCATTGACAAGGATAACAAGGAGGAATAAATCATGGATATTATGAAATTGAGAGAACACAAATATGCGCAATGTGCCTACTATCACACCATGTATTTAGCGGACAAAGAGGAATGGAGGCATGAATGGGGTTTTCTATCCTATACTACCCGCGTTATCATCGTGCGGGGTAGCCGTGTAGTATTCACCGGATACTACAGTCGCACAACATCAAAGCAGCTTTCATGGTGGCGCGCTGAATATGGGGAACAACTCAAGGGGCTTGACAAAAAGACTCTTGACATTATGGATAGAGAACATCTTGCCTACGATTTTAAGACGGGTGAACTCACACCATTGACGGACGATGAATGGCGTGAACGCAAGGAAATTAGGCGGGCAGCCTTTAATTAGGGCTATGGGTGGTAAGACACTCAAGGCTAGGGCTAATCAAGGATACAAGGGTGGCAAGGTGTCACCCTTTAGGAACTCAAGGAGAAAATGACAATGAGAAATACAGAAAATCAGATTGACACATGGGAAATTCGTATGGTTAGACGGTGGACTCTTTGGGGGTATATCACACCCCGCATAGAGGCAATCGTGGCAAGATATTCAACCATGATAGACAATTCAAGGACTCTCAAAGAGAAAAAAGAAATTGAACATGAGTTTATATATACCATGCTCTCTCATGGTATCGTGTGCGCCTGACAAGGGGGAAACATCTGATTGAAATGGCTTTACAATTCAATTGGCATACCGATGAAGGACAAGGAGGACTGACTATCATGAAAACAGTTTTCAGAATTGGTATTGCCTTGTACTTACTTGCCCTTGCAGATATGCTGTTTGTAAGTACAGGGCTATCACGCTTGCAAACTTTATCGCACTTTGCATTGTCTTGTTACTAATTGTTTTTGTTACGGCTATTGCCTAGGAAGAGAGGAAACTATCATGGAACGTACATTGGAAAGCACAAAAGAACTCAAGGAGATTGTCAAGGGTCTCATGATTGACCTTTTGGCGGACTATAGCACTTGCCATCTGTGCTACTCATGGGATTTAGCCAACATCATCACAGGGGAAATCCTTGAGAGAAAGCCATGGTGGTGGCTGATTAACGTCTGCAACTGTCAGTATCGGGAAATCCTTGATGACCTCAGAAGATACCATATCCCCAAGAAAGCAGACACAACGGACTGGGCAAGACTGGCTATCACGATTGAAGTCGCTGAATTGTTAGGGGCTAGTGATGCCGTGATCGACACATGGAAAGCATATGATGATGAGAAAGGGTCTATGCCCGCCATGCTTGACCGCACCGTAGCAAGACACATCGCCATGGATTTGGCATTTGAATAATAGGTAATTGAGACAAGAAACAGAAGAGAGTATAGACACAAGTTAGTTGATAGCTTGTGTCTAACTCAATTCTAATTCAATTCAACTCAATTTTAATTCAATTTAACTCAATTTTAATTCAATTTAACTCAATTTTAATTCAATTAAAGAAAGGAGATTATCATGCCAACATTAGATGAGGAGTTAAAACTTGAGAATGAATACAGACACATGGCGATGGAAAAATTCAAGGCGATTCTCTCTCACAAGGAAGAGACTGGAGAAGCTTCTCATACAGCCATGGGTGCTGGTCTTATTAACCATCTGTACGACAATTTAGCACAGAACATGCGTGTATGGTTGGACGTACAGTTGACACCTAAAAGAGGCGTAAAGCCCATGTATTATCAGTTTCTCAAGTACGCCAATGCACAGTATGACGATGATGAGACGTTCATTTCTCTTCTGTGTCTCTCATTGCTCTCTAATGTCATCAATCAGGCTGCTATCAAGGGCGGGGATGACAAATATCCGTCCCTCTCTCATGTAGGGGAAATCATTGGTGTGCAGATCACGCAAGAAGTACACTTGCAGGAATTTCTGAACTACTTGCATGGTGAAGATTATCAGAAGTATATCAATAGCACCTTGTTTCAGGACTGGCTTAAAACAAATAACAAGAAAATGTTTGAATTTACCAACATTCCTATTGGTATCGCAAGGGGACTCAAGACAAGAAACAGTGACTACTACAGACGCTACTATGTCAAGGAAGTAGAAAACAAGATTGTCGAAGCGGGGATCCCATGGTCTCCAAGAAAATTTGACAAGAACGTATGGTTCACTTTAGGTGGCAAGTTAGTAGAGGTGCTGCTTTCCTCTACAGACCTCTTTGAACTCCAGTCTGTAGGTGGTGAGGTTGACAAGCTCCATCCGACACAGAAGTTCATTGATATTTGGAAGACCAATACAGACTATGCACTCTTGCATGCCTACTCCTCTTGTCCTACCATCATCCCCCCAAAGGACTGGACTGACATCAATGATGGGGGCTACTACGGAGAACTGGCAGTCTTTAATAGCATGCTGAGACTCTATCGTTTTCAGGATGGTGGCTACTATTACAAGAAGTACATGAGTAAGCTCAAGTCTGCTGACCTCTCCAAGCCCATGAAGGCTCTCAATTCTATCCAAAGTACCCCATGGAAAATTGACAAAAAGGTACTGGAAGTGGCTCATGAAATTGTCAAGATGGGTGGTGATAGAGCTGGTCTGCCACGCACCGAACCATTTGCGGGTCTCCCTAAGCTCCATAATCCAACTGAACAGGAACTCAAGGAACACAAGCACAAGGCGTATCTGCACTACAAGAAAGAGTCTAGTCGTAAAGGTAAGATGATTAGAGTATTAGCTAACATCAAGACCGCAGACCGTTTCAAGGACTATGAGAGGATTTACTTCCCTTGCAACATGGACTTTAGAGGCAGGGTCTATCCTATTCCGTCCTTCTCATTTCAGGGGGATGACCTTAACAAGGGTCTTATTCAGTTTGCGGATGCCCCCAAGATCACAGCCCCAGAGAGCGAACACTGGTTCTTGATTGCGGGAGCTGAGTTCGCAGGGATTGACAAGGTGTCTTTTGCTGAGGAAATCAAGTGGGTCAAGGACAACGAACAGAATATCCTTGACACCGCAGAAGACCCTATAGCTATGTTGGACTGGTGGGGAAATCTTGATTGTCCCTTTGAGTTCCTTCAGTTCTGCTTTGAGTATCGCAAGATGATCGACTACAAGGCTAGTCACAATGGGTCTATCATCGGGTGGTCAACTGGTGTTCCAGTGGCATTTGATGGAACGTGTTCTGGTCTTCAGCACTTTTCGGCAATCTTGAGAGACCCTGTAGGTGCGGAAGCAGTCAATCTGAAACCAAGTGACAGACCTCAAGATATCTATGGTCGTGTAGCACAGGTTGTAAATCAAGTATTAAAACATGATTCAGAACAGGGTACAGTAGATGAATGGGATGATGACAAAAATAGGATGAAGCCCGGGACTAAGACCATGGCACAGTTATGGCTGAACTTTGGTGTCAATAGAAAAGTCACCAAGCGTTCTGTCATGACACTTGCATATGGGTCTAAGGAATACGGCTTCAAGGAGCAGATTCTGACAGACACTATTGAACCTCACATGAATGAGGGTGTCTTTACAGAAGCCAATGCACACCCTATGGCTGCTTACATGGCAAAGCTGATTTGGAATGCAGTTAGAAAAGTAGTAGTCAAGGCTGTCGAAGGCATGGAGTGGCTTCAGAAGGTTACTAGACTCATCTGCAAGAATGAGAACGTAGTACAGTGGACTACCCCCATGGGTCTTTTAATCCACCAGCCGTACCTGACCACGAAGACCAAGATCTATAGACTCCGCTTCGCACAGACACAGAAGAGAATTTATGTTCCCTATACAGTAGGGGATGTAAATAGCAGAAAGCAAGCTAACTCCATTGCACCGAACTTCATTCATAGCATGGACGCAAGCCACCTTCAGCTTACGGTCTGCACCGCTAAAGACCAAGGCATTAACCATTTTGCGATGATTCACGACTCTTATGGGACTACAGTAGCGGACGCAGGGGTTCTCTTTAAGATTGTCAGAGAGTGCTTTGTGAAGATGTACACGGAACATGACGTACTTAAAGAGTTCGCTGAGGAAGTCTCTCACCTGACCGAAAAGGAACTTCCTGAACTGCCAAGCAAGGGGTCTTTTGATATCAATGAAGTCCTGAGCAGCCTTTATGCATTCCACTAATTGCTCCACGAAGTAATACTAATTGAGACAAGAAACAGAGAAGGAGAGAAAGAAGGTATCTTTAAGATATCTTAAAGAGTCTTACTAGATACCTTAAATCTAGCTACTATATACTATCTTAAAATATCTTAATATTAAGTATCTTTTAGATAGATAGATAATAGCTAGTAGTTAGTAACCTTATGGTATCTTAAAGACTCCATACCGCACCAAAAAGGACTGGTGAGGTATGGGGTCTTTTTTGGTGTCTTAAATCTTTGTGTCTTATACCACGAGCCTTCGGCAGTGGCAACTGAGAATGTCTCTCAGTTAGGAATTGAGACAAGAAACAGAGAAGAACACAACGAAAGGAGGTTGACAATTTATGCATTTCTCTTTTAAGCCAAAAGGAGTCTGTTGTTGGCAGATTGAGTTCACCTTGACTCCTGTAGCAAACTTTGATAGGACTGAGGTAGTGCCAAATGAATATTGTGTAACACATATTAAGTTCACTGGTGGCTGCCAAGGTAACTTGAGTTTCATTGCAAAGCGACTTACAGGCTACACTGCTGCTTGCATTATCGCTACTACAAAGGGACACAAGTGTGGTACTAGACCCACCTCATGCATGAATGAGTTTAGTAAGTGTCTTGAGAACGCTGTAGAGATTATGAATGACAAGGAGTGGACGTTAGATGACTGCTTTTAAGTACAGAGTAGGCAAGTTCAAGCTCGGAGATCTGGTCTACGCTCCCTTCCATGGCTATGGAATGGTGACAAAGATTCTCAAAGAGCCATGTGTCTATCCTATTGTAGTCACATGGTTTGCAACCAATGTACATCTGGTCGAAAGTGAAAGCACATTCACAGAAGATGGTTATCTGTCTGTTTATGCTAAAAAGGAGGATGCTTTGAAAATCACAGTAGTCAAGAGAAAACACAAGCATGGTAGGAAGCTCTTAAATCGCTTCAGAGAGTTCCTCAAGGGTGAGTAAGTAAATTATACTAAGAACCCTTGCAAACCCCTTAGAAACGATTTTGGAGCATCCTAGGGCTATTCTAAGAAAAGGAGGTCTTTCAACTCATGTGAGTTTTACACACCTAATGGTGAGTTCAATACTCTATACCCTCAGCCTGATAATGACATTATTCATATGTTCAAGCTACAGGATAGAGTCTTTTATCCTTACTATGACAAAGGTACGGTAGTTGGAGACTTTAAGACAGATGTGCCATATCCTATTAGAGTCTTTTGGGACAAGCCATATTTTGCGGATGAACCCTATAGTCACTTTTCAAGGGATGGGCGTATGTTACTTCATATGATTGACGTTGATGAGAACTTCAAGCTCAAGCTGTTAGAAGATGTTCCTAAAGAGGAGACAGGAGGTTCAGAAATGGGACAGATTGCTAGTGTCATTGACCACAACATTGCAAAAAAGCAGGATTCAAAATCTATGGTGGAGGACAAAAAAATTCATGGAAACATGTCGAAAAATTGATGCAGAGCATACAAAATTTAAGGTCGGAGATCAGGTCTATTCCCAGTTTGCTGGTGTAGGCAAAATCATCAAGATTGGCAAAAATGAAAACCTTGAGTATCCGATTGAAGTCAAGTGGTTTGAACCTAAAACAACTTCTACATTTCAGTATGACTTCTTCACGATCGATGGGTGCTTCTATTCTGATCGTAGAAATGCTCTTAGGGATATTGTGCCAGTCGAAGATGTCGATATGGAGTTTGAGGGTAAGGACGATGGCACTATCGAACGCATGGAAGACGCACTCAACAAGAGAGTTGAAGATGCCGTCAATCCATCTCATTATAAAGTCAAGGGGCTGCCAGAAGCTATTGACATTATTAACCATCTGATGCACCGTTGTCAGCTTGAGGGATTCCTTTGGGGTAATATTCTGAAATATGCGTATCGTTATGGTAGGAAAGGTGACAAAGCTGAGACCGCCGGAAAGATCGAATGGTACGCAAAGCAGCTCAAGGAACTTTGTGAGTGTGAATCAGAAAAAGAAGAAGGTGACAAGAAATGACTCTTGAAGAACTCTTAGAGGTAGTTCCAGATAACTACCCACTTGGTCTTATGGATTCCGACCCAGATAATTATTCTATTCTGGTCTTTGGCAATAAGAAAGATATCATTTTTGGCTATGGGCAGAGAGCAAGACTTCTTCCTGAACAGGTGAATAACTTGAAAGTCGTAGCTATTCATCCCGGTGCTAAACCATATCTTCCAGATGATACTGATATGTACGGTGCTGATGCTATTGAACTGCATGTGATTACTAAACTGCTGATTGAGGTGTCTCAGGATGACTAAGAAACAGTGCATCATCATCGGCATTATTTCAGCTATTGTGTCTGGTATCTTCATGTACCTGATGAAATACTTTCCGTATGAATTTGCTCAGGTACTGTTCTGGCTTGTGTCTTTTGCTTTTTGCTTCGGATGTTTCTATCTGCTGATTGCTATCATCTGGACAAAAGGAGAGATCTTGCCGAACCCATACCCTACTATTTATCCATTTGACCCTCTCATTGAGGAGAAAATGAAGGAAATTGAAGAGATGAAGAAGGAGAAAAACAAATGAGAGACGAAAGCACAAAAATTATTGATGACCTGATTCGTGTGTGCAAGGAAGTTCAGCCTGATCTTAATGCACCTGATGGGTCTATCGCGGCACTCTATAAGAGGACTTCTTTTGAACACCTTTTCCAGACGATTGGAGATCTTTATCATACGCTTGTATGCTTCAACATCCCAACAAAGTATCTGACTATTGAAGTAGCATACCCCCTTGTAAAGATCACACTGGACTTCAAGGGGATGAAAATTCTGTGTCCTACATACGGTGAAGAGGAGGAAGACAACGAATGAGAATTAACAATCTTCAGGTTTATGACATGCACAATAGTATTCGTGCTTCTGGATATCCAATGAAAGCCCATTTGGACGTTGAAGATCAGCATAGATTCCTTGATGAAAAGGACTGGAAGAGAGCTGTGTCTTTAGCAAGCAGAGCGTCTAACGAAGGACATGATAACTTCCTGTCTGGCATTGTTGTATCTTTTGACCTGACATGTACTGTCAAGATGTGGACAGAGTTTGAAAGATATCATTTTGCACAGATTGTGTCTAGTCAGTCTACTCTGCATCGTCTGTCAAAAATGGAACTTGATACAGCATTCACGCCATACACAGACCCAGAGATTGTCAAGCGCCTGAAGGTCTTACAGAAACGGTACAATGAAGAGCCGAACGAAACCAATTACTTGCAGCTTCTGTACTCTTGCCCTACTGGTCTTCACCTCACTGCAAGAGTGACGACTAATTATCGTCAGTTGAAGACGATGATTAAGCAGAGACACAATCATAGACTTCCTGAATGGAGAAAGTTCTGTGATGAAATTCTGGAGCAGTGTCCGATGGCTGCTGAATTTTTGTTAGGAAAAGGAGTATTTAATGAAACTGCCAACACTGAAAATTAAGAAGCTGTATGAACATGCAGTAGTTCCAAAGAAAATGACCAAAGGTTCGGTGGGTCTTGATCTGGCTGTGTCTGCCCCTGTTACCTTTTTTCCGCATGTAGTGACAAAAGTATACACTGGTCTGGCAATGGCAATCCCTAAAGGATACCATGGTGAACTTCATATCCGTAGTTCATGGGGACAGAGAGGCATTAGACTTGCCAACTGTACAGGCATTATTGACTCCGACTATAGAGGAGAGATTACATTGATGGTCATCAATGATTCTGATACTGTGTATCATGCTCTTGAAGGTAAACGCATTGCACAGTTTGTACTGGTGAAAGACCCAGCATTTAACATTGAAGAAGTAACTGTATTAGATAAAACTGAACGTGGTAATGGTGGATTTGGTTCTACCGATGAAGAAAACAAAGGAGATAAATAATTATGGCAAAGCATGAATTTACAACTGGTGTTACCCCGAAGGGAAGTCTTCTGTTCCCTCATATCTATGAACCTGAACAGTATGAAGGCAAAGACGTAGGCTATACGGTCAATATTAAATTCGATCAGAAGGAAACTGATGCTTTAATTGCAGTCATTGATGAGGAACTGGAGAATGCTAAACATTCTATTAAACTGAAACCGGGGCAGAAGTGGTCTGCTGAACCGTTCCTTGGCTATAAGGAAGACAAGGAGGGAGATATTGTCTTTAAGTTCAAAGCAAACTCTCATTACACGACAAAATCTGGTGAGACTCATAAGGTCACTATCCCAGTCTTTGATGCACATGGTAAGCCGATCAAAGAACCGCTGTCTATCGGTAACGGAACTATTGCTAAGGTTGCATACACTCTTGTACCGTACTGGATTTCTAAGGTGGTCAATGGTATCAAACTCCGTCTTGATGCAGTGCAGATTATTGACCTGAAAGAATACGGACAAAAGGATGCAAAGGGCTTCGGCTTTGGTGAAGAAGAAGGCTTCTCCGCACCTGAAGAGAAGGAAGAAGACGATTCTCCGTTCGCAGAAGAAACAGACGAAGATAACGGAGAGTTCTAAGTATGAAGAGGTTTTTCAGTAGGCGAGGAGGTTGGTCTAAGCATGTAGATGCAACCTACAGATCTGGTCTGGAAGACAAAGTAGCAGCACAACTTAGGGATGCAGATATTGATGCGAAGTATGAGGAGTATCAGATTCCATATGAGATTCCAGCTACTTCACATCATTACACTCCTGATTTTGTTTTACCAAACGGTATTATTGTAGAGACAAAAGGTGTCTTTGATGTTGATGACAGGAAGAAACATCTTCTCATCAAAAAGCAGTATCCTAAACTGGATATTAGATTTGTCTTTTCGTCTTCTAAGACACGCATTTACAAGGGGTCTAAGACAACGTATGCTGCCTGGTGTGACAAATATGGGTTCAAGTTTGCTGATAAATGGATTCCAGATAAATGGCTAAGAGAAAGAAAGAGAGCCATCACTGGCTTGATTAAGAAGAAGAAGTAATTGAGACAAGAAACAGAGAAGAGGAGGTGAACTAATTGGCGTTCATGAATTTGAAGTTTAGAAAGAGAACGGACACCTACTATATCTATATCGTCAAGAAAGATCTGAAAAGCACAGCTTTAGAAGATCTTAGAAATAAATGCATGAGGAGAGGTGGGCTTGACACTGGTTTCCATTTCATCGTTAGGGCAAATGGGCTGGTGGAAGCAGATAGGGTTGAATATGCATATGCTGGTTGGTGGTTCAAGTATGAAGACAAAGCTCTTGCCATTCTTATAGACACAGCTGGTGACGATAAAGTGACGATGGCAGCTAAGAAGGCTGTCAAAGAGATCACATCTAAGTATCCAAATGCAAAGATTATGGAAACAAATGATGCTGGTGATATGGAGGGTTGAGTTTAATGGAAGAGCTAGAGAGTACCGCAATTCGAGTACATCTGCCATGTCCAGATTGCGGTTCTCATGATGCTCTCTGTGAGTATAGCGATGGTCATACATATTGCTTCTCGTGCAAGACCTATCATAGTGGAGAAGAGGGCAGAGGAGTGGGTCATAACAAAAAGATCATTCCTATCGACAATATGAAACTGGACTCACTGAGAGCTAGGGGGATTACAGAAGTAACATGTCAGGCTTACTCATATTACAAAGTCAGAATGGATGGTGGCTGGTGTCAGGTAGCGAACTACTTTGATGACGATGGAAAGATCGTTGGGCAGAAGCTCAGGTTCGCTAACAAGATCTTTAAGACAAGAGGTGATATCTCTACAAGATTCTACGGACAGCAAAAGTGGGCTGGTGGTGGCGGTAAGAAACTGGTCATCACAGAAGGTGAGATTGATTGTTTAACTGTGTCTCAGCTTCAGGGTAACAAATACCCTGTTGTGTCTATCCCGCTGGGCGTTGGTTCTGCTAAAAAGGTCTTTAAGGCAAACATGGATTGGCTGAACTCTTTTGAACAGGTCATTGTAATGTTTGACATGGACGAAGCAGGAAGGAAAGCAGTGAAGAGCATTGAGGGTCTTCTGAAACCTAATAAGCTATACATTGCTAATCTTCCTCTCAAAGACCCAAATGAATGTTTGCTTAATGGCAAAGGACAGGACGTTATCAAAGCTATCTGGTCTGCAAAACCATACATGCCCGATGACATTATTAACGGTAAAGACACATGGGATGAAGTATCCAAAGAAGATGACAATGATAAAGGCTATCCGTATCCATGGGATATTGATCTCAATAAGATGACTATGGGTATTCGCAAAGGAGAGCTGACAGTCTTGACCGCTGGCACTGGTGTTGGGAAGACAACTTTTGTAAGAGAGATTGCCTACGATATGGGTGTCAACAAACACCTTAAAGTAGGTATGCTGATGCTTGAAGAGAACGTGAAGAGGACAGTCAAAGGTCTTATGTCTATCGCAGCTGACAAAAGACTCTACATCAATAGGCAGGGTCTATCTGATGAAGAGTTCAGAGCAGCTTTTGATAAGACAATGGGGACAGGAAACTATATTCTTTATGAACACTTTGGGTCACTTGAAGGTGACAATCTGATGGACAAAATTAGGTACATGGCTGTAGGTGAAAAATGTGACTTTATCATACTAGATCATGTATCTATCGCTGTCTCTGGTATCGAAGGAGACAACGAACGAAAGCTGATAGATGTGCTTATGACAACTATGAGATCTCTTGTCGAGGAAACTGGGGTTGGTCTTATAGTCATTTCACATCTTCGGCGAGTTCCTGACCAGCAGTCACATGAAGAAGGTGGGTCTACTTCTTTGTCCCAGCTTCGTGGTTCAGGAGCTATAGCACAGCTTGCAGACACAGTTATTGGTCTGGAGAGAAATCAGCAAGCAGAGGGGCGCAAGAAGAACCTTGTGAGAGTCCGTGTTCTGAAGAACAGATGGACAGGCGAAACAGGGATTGCTGGCTACCTGTATTATGATAGAGACACAGACAGATTGACTGCGGTTGATAGGCTGACTGATTTTGAAGATGATGAAGATAATGAGGAGGACACTGATTGTCCTTTTTAATAACTAGGAGGAACTATGAAAGTTGATTGGGGAGATCGTGAAGTATCTATGGGTATCTTCAAAGCAAAGTATGCGAAGAACGCCGAAGAGACTCCAGAAGAATTTTGTGAAAGAGTAGCGTCTATCGTAAGACCAGAACTTCACGACTTTGTTAAAGAGAGTCTGGAAGCAGGAAGATTCTGTTTCGGAGGACGAACTCTCTACATGGCAGGAAGACCAGAAGTTAAGGCTTCTTCTTCTAACTGCTACATTATGCCGATGCCAGAAGATGACATTGAGTCTATCTATAAGTCCAATGCACAGATGGCTCGTATTTTCTCCAGAGGGGGTGGAGCTGGTGTAAACATCTCCAACCTTAGACCAAAGGGAGCTAAAGTCCGCAATGCAGCCGAAACCTCTACTGGTGCAATTTCCTTCTTGGAACTGTACAACACCACTGGTAACATCATTGGTGCAAGAGGGCGTAGAGCAGCAGAAATGGTCGTTCTGAATTGCGACCATCCTGATGTTGAAGCTCTTCTGGATATGAAAGCAGCTGGCGAAAAGTTGGCATCTATGAATATCTCGGTACTTTTCACTGATGAATTTATGGAAGCCGTTCTGAATAATAAGAAGTTCAGACTCCACTTTGAGTGTAAAGACACAGGTGAGAACATTGAGAAATGGATTGATGCTAGAAAGTTCTTCACACATTTTTGTGAGGTTGCTTGGGATATGGGAGATCCTGGGGTTCTGTTTAATGATCGTATTCAGCAGCATAACTTTAATCCTAACCGTCCTAGCTATCATATTTCCACTTCCAATCCATGCAGTGAATTTCTTGGTGCTGACTACAGCTCGTGCAATCTCGGTTCTATCAATGTCTATAGCTTTGTTAGAAATAAGTTCCGCACTGATGCATTCTTCGACTACAAAGCATTCTGCGAAACTGTAGTCAAAGCTGTAATGGCACTGAACGATGTTCTCTCTTATGGTTACGATAAGCAGCCACTCCCAGAAAACAAGAAGTGCATTGATGACTGGAGACAGATTGGTCTGGGTCTGTTTGGTCTTGCAGATGCATTTGTAGCTCTCCGTATCAAATATGGTTCTGAAGAGTCTATTAAATTCGTAGACACCCTTCTGAAGACCATGCATGATATGGCAGTGAGAGCTTCTGTTGGTGAAGCTATCAGATTTGGGTCTTACGGTAAGTTCTTCAAAGGTATCCTTCCGACTGTTGATAAAGACCTGATGACCACTGAGGAACTGGATAGTGTAATGAAACATGGGATGGCTAATGCTTCTCTTCTGTCTATTGCACCTACAGGTACAATGAGTCTCTTCATGGGGAACTTTACAGGTGGCTGTGAACCTATCTTTAAGCTCTTCTATGATCGCTCTACACATAAGATGGAGAAGACTGGAGACAGCTTCCGTGTCTATGCAAGATCTATTGAAGACCTTCTGAACTACAATGGTCTTTCTTTGGATATGAGTGTAGAGGAAATCAAAGAGATGTTCCCATGGGTCGTTGAAGCACATGACATTCCGTGGGCAAGCCGTGTTATTCTCCAGTCCACTATGCAGAAGTATGTTGACAATGCTATTAGCTCTACTGTCAACCTTCCGCATGATGCAACTGTTGATGATGTATTTAATATCTATGTTGCAGCTTGGAGAAGTGGATGTAAAGGTATTACGGTATTCCGTGATGGATGCCATAGAGGTAATATCCTTGGGGTTGAAGAGAAGAAAGAAAAGGTTGAACCAAAGAAAGCAGAGCCAGCACCAAAGAAGCCAACTTGCAGCGGAGATGCTGATTATAGAGAATGCCCAGAGTGTCATGAAAAACTCTTTAAGGTTGAAGGGCATTGTGGTTATTGCGTTGGTTGCGGTTATAGTGCTTGTGGCATGTAAGTAAAGCATATAAGGAGGAAATTAGATATGCTTATCTTTGATATTGAAACTGATGGTCTGTTAGACACAATGACTAAGATTCACTGCCTAAGCATATCTGATGGACACCATAATGTTACTGGCTATAGACCTGAAGAGGTTGAAGCTGGTGTTAAGAGATTGTGGGAAGCTGTGAATAACGGAGAAGGAATTTGTGGACACAATATCATTAACTTCGATATTCCAGCTATCCATAAGATCTATCCATGGTTTGAGATTCCGAGAGACAAGAGAAAGTTTGTTGTAGACACATTAGTTCTGGCAAGGCTGGTCTTTTCCAACATCTCTGAGGCGGACTATGGTGCTTTTAGACGCAAGGAGTTGCCCGGCTCTTTAATTGGGTCGCACACCTTAAAGGCTTATGGGTATCGCCTTGGTGTCTATAAAGGCACATATGCGGAAGACACAGAAGATGCATGGGCACTGTTTAACGAAGATATGCTGAAATACAATAAGCAGGATGTTGTCGTTACTGAAGCCCTTTATGAGAAAGAGCTGGCTAAACATTATCCAGAAGCTGCTATTGACCTTGAACATAAGGCTCAGTGGTTAATGACAAAGCAGGAGCAAAATGGTTTCCCATTTGACATTAAGGGAGCAAAGGAGCTTGAAAAGACCCTTAGAGACAGAGCAGCTATTGTGTCTTCCAAAATCAAAGACCTTGCTCCACCTATTCCAGATAAGGTCTTTATCCCTAAGAGAGACAATAAGAGACTTGGTTACAAGGCTGGTGTCCCTGTTCAGAGATACAAAGAGTTTAATCCGGGGTCTAGGCAGCAGATCGAATGGGTAATTAGAACGCATTATGGATATAGTCCACAGAACGAAGAATTGTATGCGGAAGATGGAAGGTTAAAGATAGATGAAACGACTTTTCACTTTATGGCGAAAGACGAAGCAGCACCTGAAGCAGTTCGTACTTTGGCGCCTTTGTTTGAAGAACAGTTAATGCTTACTAAGCGTCTGGGTCAGCTTGCAGATGGCGCACAGGCGTGGTTGAAGTGTGTGAAAGGAGATGGCAAGATTCATGGAAGAGTTAATCCTAACGGTACTGTTAGTGGGCGTGCTACTCATTCTCAGCCGAATGTTACTCAGGTTCCTCACAATGCTAGTCCCTACGGCAAGGAGTGTCGTAGTCTGTTCGGAGTGCCTAAAGGATGGGTACAGGCGGGCATTGATGCTTGTGGTCTGGAGCTTAGGTGTTTGTCTCATTTCCTATACCCTTATGACGCTGGTGCGTATGCTGATGAAGTAGTACATGGGGACATTCATACAGCAAATCAGAAAGCAGCTGGTCTTCCTACACGAGACGGAGCAAAGACCTTTATCTATGCTTTCTTGTATGGTGCAGGAGATGCAAAGATTGGTAAGATCGTAGGGGGTGACGCAGCTGATGGGAAACGACTCAAAAAGAAATTTCTTGCTGGGACTCCTGCTATTTCTTCTTTACGAAGGGATATTAAGAATTGTCTTATAGCTGAAGAGTACCGTGGAAAGATCATTAAGTGGCGTAGAAAGTACCTAAAGGGTCTTGATGGAAGACACCTACATGTTAGGTCTATCCATTCAGCCCTTAACCTTCTCTTACAGTCGGCTGGTGCTTTGGTTTGTAAGTATTGGATAGTAAGAACGGAAGAGAGGTTGTTAGCTCGTGGACTTACGCATGGTTGGAATGGTGATTTTGCTCTTATGGCTTGGGTGCATGACGAGCAGCAGATCGCATGCAGAACATCGGAGATTGCAGATATTGTTATTGCAGAAGCACAGGCTGCTATGAGAGACACACAAGCTCATTTTAATTTCAGAGTACAGTTGGATACCGATGGAATGAAAGGGAGGAACTGGTATGACTGTCACTAATACGAAAGGAGTATTCTATTTGAATAAATACCTTGAGACACTTTGTAAGATGATGCAGAAGCAGTACAGACTTCAGAGTGACTTTGCTAGAGAGAATGCTTTCATTATTGCAGAAGCAGCTTCTCGTGGTCATATCTCTTCTGTACTTTCTGGAACTGCTACAAATTCTTGGTATGTTACGGCAAAGGGCTTTAAGCTCTTGAAGAAGGAAGGGTATTTATAATATGCTCTACATTCTTCTTGATGCTGATATGCTTTGTTTTGTGTCTTGCTCTTCAGTGGAACGTGAGATCAACTGGGGTGATGGTCTTTGGACTCTTCACGCAGACGCACATGAAGCAGAAGCACAGATTGACGATCGGGTCGAAGGCATTGTAACTACGATTCTGGATAAGCTCAACTATGAGGGTGAGTACAGAATTATCATGTGCATTTCAGACCCAGTAGTCAATTTCAGAAAAAAGATCTTGTCTACCTATAAGGCAAATCGAATTGGGAAGCGAAAGCCTGTTTGCTATCGGGAAGTCCTTGATTGGATTAAAGCACATTACACTACAAGGATGATCCCGACCCTTGAAGCAGATGACGTAGTAGGGATCCTTGCTACTCACTTCAAAGGACAGGAAGTGCATAGTTCTGGTGATAAAGACTTTAGGTCTATCCCCGGTATCTTTTACAACTTCCTTAAAGGAGAGCTGTATCACATCTCTGAGAGAGAAGCAGACAAATGGTTCTACACACAGGCACTCATTGGAGACAAAGCAGATAACTATGATGGTTGTCCGGGGATTGGTGAAAAGACAGCAGAAAAGATTTTTAAGAAGGAGGGAGTCTCATGGGGGACAGTAAAGAAAACTTTTCTAAGAAAAGGTCTAACAGAGGAAGACGCATTGCAGCAAGCAAGGGTCGCTCGCATTCTAAGAGACACAGAGTGGAAGGATGGGAAGCCGATTCTCTGGTCTCCATCGAAGTAGACCCTAACGATAATAAGACCCTTGACTATATTGCATCAAAGGTCTATCACGAAATTCGGGGGCTGAGGTCTAAACCCGGTAAGACCTTTGCTGACTTTGGAGTTATCCATTACAATCTTTACTGGTTGGCAGAAGCAAAGCACCTTATTCTCTTTAGGGATACTAAAGGACACAATGTGGGTGTGTTAGCCTTTGACATTGTGACACCATGGTATACACGCTATACCTGTTTTAGTGAACTCTTTGTACTTTGCTTAGACCCAGCTTTTCATGGCTTTGGTCGCATAGCTCTTAGGTACATGAAGAAGAGAGCTAAGGGAATTGGCTGTGCTTTAATGGAGACAGGAGCGTCTATGACTGATGAACCTAAGATGATTGAAAATCTCTATAAGAGACACGGCAAATGCACTTTCATGTATCCATGTTTTGCTTGGGTCCTCCCTAATTGAGACAACATCTATAGTGACTAATTGAGTCAAGAAACAGAGGAGGTATACATTGTGGATGAAATTAAGATTCCATATGTTCATGAAGATATTGTAACGTATCTTGATGCCCTGTTTGATTTTGATTTGCTCTTAACTTCTCTTAAAGATGAATCCGCAGAGTACAAAATCGGATACATTAAGGGGGCAAGAGATATTATCAATCATTTACGTTCAGTGGCAAAGGAGCAGAATGAGAGGTGATAGGGTGTGTTTATGGAAGACACCTAAGATTCCTACACCGTCTGTCACTGCTAGAGAGCTAACCCCTTCTACGGAAGCTGCTGATCCAAATTCTCCTATCTATGGGGGGACGGATGCATGGAAGCAGAAACGGAGAGGTTCTCAGGCATTGCAGATCAGGCGTGGAACAGACAACATGAATAACAGAGTTAGTGTAAATGACACAGGAGGTTGGAGTATTTAATTATGGGTGGTATTGGACACGCTATTGGTAAAGTTATCTCAGCACCATTTCGAGCTGTAGGTAAACTTTTTGGAGCTAGAACTTCTACGGCATCTGTCACTCAGTCGGCAGGGGCAGCAGCAGCAGCTCCAGCAGCAGACGCACAGAATAATGATACCAATGTAGACACAGCTGCTACTAAGCGTAAAAAGAAAGCAGCTGGTAAAAAGAGTCTGATGATTGGTAATAATTCTGATTCGGCTGGTGGTGGGACTACAGGAACAGGTCTTAACCTGTAAGTGGTGACACATGGCTAAAAAAGGGACGACTTTTAATCATGAAGAGACCGCAAAGTCTATTTATGAGAGGTTGTCTTCTGATCGTTCTCCGTATATAACTAGAGCAGAAGATTGTGCTACCTACACAATTCCGTCACTCTTTCCTAAAGAGGGGTCTAATGGCTCTTCTAACTTTGATACACCATATCAGAGTATTGGAGCTAGAGGTGTAAATAATCTAGGGTCTAAACTTATGTTGGCTCTGTTTCCACCAAACGACACCTTCTTTAGACTTACACCGGGAGAAGACGCAGAAGCAGATCTCGCAAATCAGCCTGAAATGCGTGAACAGGTTGAACAGGCTTTGGCTAATCTTGAACAGAAAGCAATTCAGTATGCGGAGACCCATCAATATCGAGTGACCCTTGCGGAAGCTATTAAGGTATTGGTCGTGACTGGTAACTGTCTGCTTTTCTTACCACCAAAGGAAGGTGGGATGAAGCTCTACAAATTGAACTCTTACGTTCTCCAGAGAGATGCTTTAGGTAACGTAGTACAGCTTGTTGCTATGGATAAAATTGCCTTTGCAGCTCTTCCAGATGACGTAAAGGCTATGGTCACTAGAGGTGGTGAAGAAAAGAAGCCAGAAGATATTATTACTGTCTATACCCATGTCTATCTTGAGAATGACGTTTTCTATTCTTATCAGGAAGTAGATGGGGAAGTAGTAAAAGGGTCTGAACAGCAGTACCCGAAGGAAAAGACCCCATGGATCCCTTTGCGTATGGTAAAGATGGATGGGGAGTCTTATGGCAGATCTTTTGTAGAAGAGTATCTGGGGGATCTTAGATCTCTTGAAGCTCTCTCTAAGGCTATTGTAGAAATGTCCGCTATTTGTGCTAACGTACTGTATTTGGTCAACCCGAACGGTATCACAAGACCCTTTAAGCTCGCAAAAGCTAAGTCGGGGAGCTTTGTACCGGGAAGACCCGATGATGTACAGGCACTTCAGCTCAATAAAGGGGCAGATCTTCAGGTGGCAGCATCTACTGTGACCATGCTCTCTGATCGCTTGTCTTTTGCATTTATGCTTAACTCAGCAGTCCAGAGAAATGGTGAACGTGTAACTGCCGAAGAAATCAGGTATGTAGCATCGGAGCTGGAAGACACATTAGGTGGTGTCTATTCTATTCTGTCTCAGGAACTTCAGTTGCCACTCGTAAGGAGACTTTTAGTGCAGCTTGAAGGAACTGGTCAGCTGCCAGATCTTGATGGTCTTGTAGAGCCGACTATTACTACTGGTCTTGCTGCTATTGGCAGAGGACACGATTTCAATAAGATGATGACATTCAGTCAGATTGTTAGCCAGAACCCAGGAATGGCTCAGGTCATCAACTGGCCTGTTATGGCTGAACGCATGGCTAATGGGCTTTCAATCAATACTGAAAATTTGATTAAGACCCCAGAGCAGATTCAGCAGGAACAGCAGCAGAGTCAGCTGGCAGCAATGGCTGAAAGAGCAGCTCCACAAATGGCTGCTGGTATGATGCAACAAGCAAATGGTAATGAAGGAGGAGCATAATGGAAGGTGAAGAACAGGTCGTAAATCCAACGCCAGAAGTTGACGCTGGTACTGTAGTTGATGCAGGAAAGACTGCTGAAAAGGCAGCTATTGACACTCTTGAAGAACACAAAGGTGTTGAAATTTCCGACAATGGTGAAAAAGTAGACACTAAAGAAAAAGAGTCTAAAGAAGCTGAAGAAAAGAAGCAGGAAGAGAAGACCCCAGAAGCTGAGATCAAAGAAGTCGAAGATGGGGTCAAAGAACAGCAGAAGGCAGAAGATGAAGTTAAGTCCGATCTGACTTCTAAAGGTGTCGATTATGATGCCCTTGTGAAGGAATATGAAGACAACGGAAAACTCTCTGATGAAAGCATGAAGGCTCTTAAAGGAGCTGGCTATCCTGAAGCTGTAGTCAATGCATTTATTAAAGGCTTTGAAGCACAGGTAAACGAATTTACCAATGCAGTTTATAAAATTGCTGGGGGTGAAGCAGAATATGGCAAGCTCTGCAATTTCATTAAGGGTCTTGGTGAAGCCGATGTACAGGCATTCAATGAGACTATCAACTCTGGTAGTCTGACCCAGCTTGCTGCTCTCATTAACGGCTACAAAGCACAGATGACAACTAAATATGGAACGTCTAATCGCTCTATTCTTGGTGGTGCCAATACGGTTGAAACAAAGGGCTTTAATAGCAAAGATGCTATGGTCAAAGCCATGAATGACCCACGTTACGGTACAGATATGGCATACACCGAAAGGGTACAGCGTATGACAATGCAGTCCACATTCTTGGGCTAATTCTTAAACAATGTTTTATTTTTATTGAAAAGGAGTTGATTATTAGTGGCAGACGTTACTGTCGCACAGCCCGGTATGATTCAGGGTACTACTGACACTCTGGGTGCTTATCTGAAAGTCTTTGCTGGTGAAACTCTGGCAGCTTTTTCTCGTTCTTCCGTTACGATGGGAAGACACATTGTCCGTACTATTTCTTCTGGTAAATCTGCACAGTTCCCGGTATTCGGTCGTGCAGACGCAGCTTACCTGAAACCGGGTAAGTCTCTTGATGATATCCGTCAGAACATTCCGACTGGTGAAAAGATCATCGTTATTGATGGTCTTCTGACTACCTCTCAGATGATCCCGGATATTGATGAGGCTCTGTCTCATTTTGATGTTCGCTCTGAATACTCCAAACAGATGGGTGAAGCACTTGCTCTGAAAATGGATGGTGCTGTACTTGCTGAAGCAGCAAAAATGGTTGTTGCCAACACGGAAAATCTGACTGGTCTGGGTAAAGGTGAGATCATCACTAAGAAACTCGCAGCAGCTGATATTGGTGTTACTGAAGCAGAAGGTAAGGCTCTGGTACAGGCTCTTCTGGAAATTAAGGCTAAAATGTCTAACAACTACGTTCCAGAAACTGAACGCTATGTCTTTATGACCCCAGAAGCTCGTACTGCACTTATTGCATCTCTGGTCGCTATTAACCGTGATTACGGTGGTGTAGCAACTATTACTGATGCTAACATCCTCCGTATTGCTGGCTTCGATATTATTGAATGTCCGCATCTGACCATGGGTGGTGCAGAAGTCAACGATGGTCTGCTTCAGGGTGCTGGTCATGTCTTCCCGCCTACTTACAAAGACAAATGTGCATTCATTGCAATGCATAAGTCCGCTGTAGGTACGGTTAAGCTCCGTGATCTGAAGCTCGAACGTGCAAGACGAGCAGAATATCAGGCTGATATGCTTGCAGCTTCTTATGCTGTAGGTCATGGCGGTCTGCGTCCAGAAGCAGCTTACATGGGTTGCATTGAAGCCGCTGTCTAATAAATAGGCACTGGTCGAGTATAGAGATATACTCAAACTAATTAAAGAAGGGTGTATGGCTCGTACCATATACCCTTTTATGTCCCTTTAGTTTAATGGAAGAATACCTAAAAGCCACGGTGGATAGGAGATTGAGGTTCGAGTCCTCAAAGAGACACCACAACTATTATTTTTATAAGAAAGGAGCTACTATGATTCTTACATCTAATAACGCCCTAGATGCTATCAATGATATGTTAGCAGCAGTTGGGGAAGCTCCTGTCAATACTCTTGAAGACTCCCAGAATGTCGATGTTGAGAACGCCATTAGGGTCTTAGAGAAAGTAAATAGACAGGTGCAGTCTAAAGGCTGGTCTTTTAATCATGTCAATGGGGCAAAGCTGAACAGAGATGTGATTACGAATAAGATCAAATGGCAGGATGACATTCTCTATATTGTCGGAACAGATGGGACTAAGTATGTCCAGAGGGGCGAATATGTGTATGATTTTGACAATCAGAAAGACACATTCACTTCTGACATTGAAGTAGAACTCATTCGACTTGTTGACTTTGAATATATGCCTTCTGTTGCTAGAGACTACATTGTAGCTAAAGCAGCTAGAATCTTCCAGTCTCAGACCCTTGATGATGACAGTATTGGTCAGAACCTTTTGGCTCAGGAACAGGAAGCATGGGCAGCACTTCAGGAATATGAAATGGAACTTGGAGACTATTCTATGTTTAGTGTTCAGCCAGTTCAGACTCTGGAGGCACGCTAATGAGGAACACTAGAATTTCACAGACCATTAAGAACTTGATCTCTGGTATCTCTCAGCAGCCAGATCTTCTTAGGCTGCCTGAACAGCTCGATCAGCAAGTCAATGGTTTCTCTACGGAGTCTTCTGGTCTACAGAAAAGACCCCCAACTCTCTATGTAAGTGACCTAGGAGCTGCACCTACTAATCCTAAGTCTCTGGTACACATTGTAAACAGAGATGAGAATGAAAAGTATGTGATGCTCTTTGATGGGTCTTCAGTTAAGGTCTGGGATGAATATGGGAAAGCCTATACTGTAAAGTATGAAGGAGATGGAAAAGCCTATATTACAGTTGATGATCCTCGAAAGTCTCTTAGACTTGTTACTATTGCTGACTATACTTTTATCGTAAACAGAGACAAAGTGGTCAAAATGGGGAAAGACCCAGTTCCTTATAAATGGGATGACCATAGTTGTCTTGTCAATGTAAAGTCTGGTCAGTATGGTAGAACCTACAAGATTCTCATCAATGATAAAGTAATCGCAGAATTTACGACACCTAATGGGGACAGTGCAGCAGACACAAAGCAGATTGATACTAACCTCATTCGAGATAAGTTAGGAGAGGCTGCTACTGCTAAAGGATGGACAGTAAAGAAGTATAACTCTTCTCTTTACCTTACTAAAGCAGATGTGACCATTAAGACTGTAAAATGTGTTGATGGTTTCAATGGTCTGGGTATGTTTGGTTTCTTTCACACTGCTCAGAAGTTCACGAACTTACCTACAGAAGCCATAGACGGATACACAGTAAAGGTCTTAGGGGACAGTGGGTCTGGTTCAGATGACTACTATGTTTCTTATAGATCTTCTGAGAATATCTGGAAGGAATGTGCAAAACCGGGCATTATTGCTGGTTATGACAAAGCAACTATGCCTCATGTAATGGTCAGAAATGCTGATGGTACATTTACTGTGAAGCCAGCTGAATGGGAGGAGAGAGACACAGGGGATGAAGATTCAAACTCTGAACCTTCATTTGTGAACGGTAAGATCAATGATGTGTTTCTCTTTAGAAATCGTTTAGGATTTCTTAGCGGAGAAAACATTATCCTCTCTAGGTCTGCATCTTTCTTCAACTTCTGGATGGGGTCTGCTGTAGAGGTACAGGATACAGACCCGATTGATTTGGCTGTGTCTAATAATGAGGTAGACACACTTTATCACGCAGTACCATTTGCTCAGGACTTGGTACTATTTTCAGCTAGCTCTCAGTTCATTCTGGCAGCTGATGGGGTCTTAACACCTCAGAATGCAGCTGCTCCTCTAGCTACTCAATTTACCGCTGCTAAGGAAGTAAAGCCTGTAGGAGCTGGTCGTAGAATGTATTTTGTAGTTAAGAGAGCTGAGTTCTCTTCACTGAATGAATACTACACCATGAATGATACTCAGGGGACGAAAGATGCTCAGGATGTGTCTTCACATGTTCCTTCTTTTATCCCTAATGGGGTCTATGCACTGTGTCCTTCTAACAACGAACATATTCTTCTTGTACTCTCTACTGGTAACACTTCCAGAATCTATGTGTACAAATATCTGTTCTCTGAAGAAGATCGTATGCAGTCTTCATGGTCTTATTGGGAATTTAAGGGAGCGACCATATTAGGCGGTGGTTTCTTTGATTCTGCCTTCTACATGCTTGTTGTCAGAAATGGTGAACTGTTTATGGAGAAAATGATTTTCACATACAACACCAAAGACTACAATGATGAACCTTACCGTGTCTTCCTTGACCGTAAGGCTGTGTCTGCTCCAATCTCTGCTGACAACTATGATGACATTAACAACATGACACACTTACATCTTGCGAAGGCATATGGAAATTATCTGTCTACTGGTGCAAAGTATGGGGTTGTGACTTCTGATGGTCATTATTATGAGTTCTCATACAATGACGTAAAGAATGATAATGTCTACATCAATAGAGATTTGAGAGGACAGAAAGTCACTTTTGGAGAACTCTTTACGTTCTATGTTCAGTTCTCGCAGCTTATCATTAAGCAGAGAGGTACGGCTGGTATTGTAGCAGAAGAGGAGGGCAGACTTCAGGTTTCTCGAATGAAGATCAATTTTGCAAAGTCTGGCTACTTTGAAGTACATGTTAGTCACAAAGACCCCAGACCTCAGCATGTATACTATCATACTGCTAGAGTCTTAGGTGCAACAAACAACAAGATGAATGTTATACCTATGGAAACTGGGTCTATGATTATTCCTGTTATGAGTAAGAATGATAACTGCCAGATCGCCATTAAGACACAAGCTCCTACGGCTATGTCTCTTATGGGGTTCACATGGGAAGGAAACTACATAAAGAGGACAAGAACGATATGATTACTATTGATACAGCTACAGTAGATGACATTTGGAACTTTGCTGAGAACATTAGAAAGATGGATGATGAGGAAGTAAAGTTTGTGTCTGGTAAATCCTTTAAGGAGCAAATGCTCTCCCTTATAGCTCATGTAGAGGATGTAAGGGCTATCAAATGTGATGGGGTCTTACTTGGCATTGGCAACTGGTATCAGATGCAGCTAGATTGGGGTCTTTACTCTAAGGGTGTCATTGGTTGGATGCTTCTGACCAATGCAGTTGAAGACCACAAGATTGAATTTCTTAGATGGTCTAAAGAGCTCGTAAAGACACTTTTGGAAGCCTACCCAGCTATCACAAATGTGGTCTATGCAAAGAATGAACTTCATATTAAATATCTGAAGTTTCTCGGAGCTGAGTTCTGGGAAGACCCATTCAGAAAAGATCTTTGGCATTTTATTATAGAAAGGAGTTAGTTCTATGTGTTGGTGGGCTGTAGCAGCTCAGGTCGCAATGCAAGCGTATGGGATGAGACAGCAGTACAATGCTCAGGCAAAGTACCTAGAAGCTCAGGCTCAGGGAGCGACCAAAGAGATGAACTACGCTTTTCAGAATTACGAAAGTGAAAGGCAGGACGCTTATGACGCTGCTGTAAACGATATTATTAAAACACGAATTAACCAAATGCAGCTTACCTCACAGGTCAATGCTGCTATTGCAGAAGGTTATGCTGGTGGTGGTAGAACAGCAAATAGACTTATGAGAGCAGCTGAAGCAGACACTTCTAGGGCTGTTGCGTCTGTTCAGGACAACTATCTGAGAAAGTCTAATGAAGTTGACCGCAACAAAGAGACTACACTGTTGTCTACAAAGGACTATATTGCACAACTTCAGAAACAAGGTGAGATCTCTAGGTCTCAGAAGTTCTCCGATATTCTGTCTCTGGCTTCTACGGCTCTGTCTGGGTACAATGAGTACAAGACACAGAAAGCAGCTGCTAAGGCTAAAGGAGGTACATTCGATTTCTGGGGTTCTCATAGTCCAGATACAAAATCTTCTGGGTCTTACTTTACCTACAATTCGCAGGGGCGGCCTTCAATGGCTAACTATACGAATTATTACAAACATGGTAGGTTACGGAAGACCAATTTACTTATTCAGTGATAGGGGGCTAAATGGCTAGTATAACTCAAAATGCAGTGGGTACACAAAGGCAATTCACTAGACAGCCAGTAGCCACTTATCAAAAATCTCTGAGAAATCTTGTAGACTCTCAGGGAATCGTTAAGACTGGGGCGGGGAATCGTCTGTATAATGCGGTCACTGGTCTTGGTGATAACATCATGAAATATGCTTCTAGTGAGGAAGACCGAGCTAGAGCAAAGACTGTTGAGGTCGAACCTCTCATCAATGCAGCTACAGAAGATGACTGGAAGAAACTGTCAGCTATCGAACTTCTCAACAAGTATGGGAAGTTCCAGCTTGCAGATAACCCATATGCCGTAGCTGCTATCGAACAGGCTAGAGGTAAGTACATGTCTGAGAAGTTCTCTCAGCAGTATCAGATCACGATGGCTGAAGACCCGATTCAAGACCCAGAAAAGGAACGTCAGAGGTATCAGAGCGAGAAACAGAAGTTCCTTGAAGATAACAAAAATGAGTCTTATGATGTCGAACAGTTCTATACTGGTTTCTGGAAATCTAATCTGCAAGACCTTCTGGATATTACCAATCAGAAGGTAGCGGAGAAATCTAAGAATCTTGACATTATGCGTAGAGCTACTTTTGAAGCTGACTCTTCTACTTATGTTCGTGAGAATAAAGATAAGAGTCCAGAAGAGTTCACTAAGGGTCTTCAGGATATGCTCAACAACTCTGTCCTTATGTCTTTACCACTTCCAGACCGTAAGAAAGGTATGGAAAATGTCTTAGAAGAGATTGCTAAATATGATGGCTCTCCAGATAAGATTAGACAGTGTGCGGATGTTATCATTACAAACAATAATGATGGCACGAAACCTGTTAGGGTCAAAGATGTTATCGACCTGAACACATACATTCGTATGGCAGGAGACACAGCTCTTGCTAGACCAAATGAATGGGTGAATCAGCAGTATGAAAAGATGCTCCGCTTCCAGACTGTTAAAGAGCTTGATGACTACTGGAAAGAACTTTCTCCAGAAGCTCAGGAGATGTTGAACCCTAAGTATAACCAGAGGAGAATGGGTCTAGTTCAGCAGGAAGAATCTGAGAAGAAAGCAAAGATCAGAGAAAATAAGAAGTATCATGCACAGATGATGAAATCTCAGGAAGCAGATATAGCTCTTATGCGTCATCGTGACGGTAAGGCATCTGCTACTTATTGCACTCCAGATCAGGCATATGATGCAGCGATGAGAGCGTTAGAGGGTGTTCAGCCCGGGGATGCAAAATCTATTGCTGATATTCTCTACTGGTCGCCTAACTCTAGGATGCGTTCGGAATACAAAGATGCTTTCCAAAATGCCATTTTGGGGTCTTCTGCATCCGAAATGGAAGACTCTAGCAATCCTCAGAGTGTAATCAATGCTATCAATCTTTACGAATATAATCCAGCACTCTTTGCAGCTAACTTTGGTAAAGATATGGCTTCTAACATTCAGGCTATTCGTGCCTTGAGTGACTTCAAAGGAAGTACCGAAGCTGGCTTCCAGTTCTTCTGTGAGGGGCGAGACAACATGGCTAGAAGTGAACAGCTCAAGCAGGATGCTGAAGACTATGCTTCTAATGCTATGTCTGCTGGTATTAATGTTGATCTTCTTAATGCTGATAAACCGTCTGAGACTGTTTCCGTTCCTATCACTGTTGATTCTTTCTCTAATGTTAGCTCTATGGCACTCAAATATCTGAGAGCTTGCACACAGGATAAAGATGCAGCCGATTATCTGCTACAGGCAATGCTGAGTAAGAATTACTGTTCCTATAATGGTAATCCTATGCCTAAAGAACTGTTCGATCAGAAGACAGATACGACCAATGGCATTGACTCTGATGGCGACCCATATGGCACAGCTACTAGAGTCATGGACGAAAAGGTTAAGGCTGCTAATGCTGAATGGGCAGGAATGAACGCTACTTGGTGGTGGGGTGTCGATAATAAGATTCATTTCGGCGACCCTCATTGGGGCTTTGAAGAAGGCAATGGCTACACTCTTGATGGGTTCTATGATATGGTCAATCAGTGGTGGTATGATCGTCAGGAAGTAGGAGAAGACGATAGTGATGGTGGTTCTTCTGATGATGGAGGATTAACAGAAACAGGTAACAGGAGAGCTTCGTATACTCCATGGTCTTGGAATGGTTATTAAAAGAGGTGATATGAATGGATAATGTTGACGCTTTTCTAGCTGCTATTTCTGGAGTAGAATCTGGTGGTGACTATGAAGCATATAATGCAAAGACAGGAGCTAGGGGCAAATATCAGTTCATTCCTAGCACCTATGCTGAATATGCAGATGACCCAGATGATTGGTCGCCAGAACAGCAGGAATTAGCAGCTCATAGAATGGCAGCAGAATATATCGAAAAGTATGGGTATAGAAATGCTGCTATTGCTTGGCAGGGTGGTGAAGGAGCTATCGGACACGAAGACTGGTCTGATGGCAACATGACCACAGGTGAGTATGCAGACGCAACAATGGCAAGACTGCAAGCTATTATGGCTGGCGACCCTCTGGATAAACTTGGCAACTATGCTGGGGCGTATGGTGCTAAACATCCGGGGTTAAGACCACAAGACCCAGAAGCCCAGAAGGTCTATGGATTCTGGGATGAATTTTATAACAAGTTCATGAATCAGTTCTTAGATCAGGGTTCTGTGTCTGCGGTTAGAACTGCATGGGCTAACTTTGTTAATGCAGACTCTATGGCTGAGTGGGCTAAGAGTGACTACAAACCATCTCAGGAAGATATTGATCTTGTACAGAAGGGGCTTGAAGGTGACTCCATTGCTCAGAACTATGTCTTGAGTAATGCACATAACCGAAAGACTCTTTTGGAACTCTTAGCGATGAAACAGGCAGACCGTGAAAGAGCCAAAGAAGTAGACAATATGAGTTATGGTCTGTCTTCTATTGGTTCTATTCTGGGGTCTATTGCTGACCCTACGATTGCTTTGGCGTTCGTTCCGGGTCTTAATGAAGCTACTGTAGTCAGTCTGGCTACTAAAGCTGCTAAGGCAAGAGCTGTGATTTCTTTAGGTGGTAAGACCATCAATATGGCAAAAGCAGCTCAGATGGCAGCTAATGCACTTACGTCTATGACTGGTGCTGGTGTCGATAGATGGGCAGCTCAGAAGTTTGGGGGCTTCCATCCAGACTATGCAACTACTATGACCTTTGCGGGCATCTTAGGTGCTGTAGGTGGGGCTATGCGTAAGATTGGCAATGGTGAGATGGCTAGACGACTTGACATGACGAAACGTGGTCTTGAAGATGAGACTACTCGTCTTGCCATTGGCGTTGCTCCTCGAATGGAAGCTAAACCTCACGTTCAGGATGCTCTTGCTAAAGATATGCTGGATGACTTTGCACAGGAAGGGTCTGACATTGATCTCCACTATGCAGAGCGAGCTAAGAAAGCAGCAGCAGAAAAGGCAGAGCTTGAAAAAGAGCCAGAGATTGCTCAGGAAGGTGCTTCCCTTGCAGGAGAGACACAGTTCCGAAAAGCAGACCCGACTATCGAAAAAGCAACACAGGATGTTAGAAAAGAAGAGTCGGACAATGCTAACGGATATGCTCCAATGGAACAGAAGATCGTGGAAGAGCCTACACCGAAGCCAGTACAGGGTCTTAAAGAGGTTGCAACGAAGGCTTACAATGACCTTGTAGAGCCAGATTCGATCACTGATAGACTCATTAAGAATGGGCAGATGTTCATCCTTACTGAGAAGAAAGCTCGCAAATGGGCTGCTCACTATGGTGTTGAACTTGCCCCAGATGCTAAGGCGTTTAGTCTTCCCGGTCTTGGTGTCTCCGTATTGATTCGTGAAAAGATCAATAAGAGAAACCTCACAGGTGTAGTCATGCATGAAGCGGGTGTCCATATTGCTCTGAAGAGTATGCTTGAACCAAAGATCTATAACAAGGTCATTGGTATGGTCAAAGCTCGTATGGCAAGCTCCAAAGACAAGGACTGGATTAACGCTACTCGCCATGCTACAAGTCCAGAAGAAGCTCTGGCTTACTGGATTGAAAACATGGGTAGTAAGCATAAGAGAGACAACATTGTTAAGGAAGTCCGTAAGGGCATTGAACATTGGCTTGACCCTAACTATGATGCAGATCAGTGGATTGCAGACACAGTAGCGGGGGCATTGAAGCACTATGCAGCTAAGAATAAAGATGTGACGAATGTAGTCAACATGATTCTTGACCCAGAGATGCCTAAGAAGAGCAAACTTTGGGCTGCTGCAAGAAAGGCTACTGGGTCTTCTAACCCAGAAGTGGTCTTTAAGTATTGGATTCAGCATAGCCCAGACAAGAGATCTTCCCTCTATAAAGAGATCAAAAGACAGGCTATTGCTCAGTACGGAAGAAGTGACCTTACAGACAAAGAGATTGAAGAATTTGCTCTGAAGCAGTATTTCAATCCAGACCTGTATGGTAGTGACAAGATCATTGACGCTGGTGATGTTCATCCAGAAGATGTAGCTAACAATGCTGTGAAAAAGGAAGAGACACCAATCTATCCAGACACAGCTAACAGAGCTAGAGAAAGAGCGGACAATGCTCAGGGTGATCTTGAGAAACTTATAGTAAGAAATGCTCATGAGTCTCTTCATAAGGATGACATGGTGCAGACTATGCCAGATGGTTCTCATGTCATCAACGGCATTACCTACTCTAAGGATAACCCTAATGGTGAAGGCATTGCTCAGATGATGGAAGACGCCCTTGGTGAGATTGACTACTCTAAGGATGTCGCAACGAAGACCGTTTTTGATGATGTGTCTGATAAAGGGCTTGGGTCTAAGAACCGCCAGAGGAGATTTGGTATTCTGAGTGGCTTAGGTTGTTATTTTGAACATAGCAGATTCGTTGGTAACATCTTTGGCATCATGCGGAACTCTCATTCTCGCAAGATGCAGATGGCAGCCAACATGCTCTTTAATGACCCTCGAATGGAAGCAAATTACAACGACTGCTTATCCACGGAAAGCATAAAACAGATGCTTCTTGACCGTTGGAACTCTAAGTATATTTCCTTCTTGGATAAGAGACAGCAGTACATTAGAGATACCTTTGGTATCTTTAATGGTGTCCATAGAAACAATCTGATTCATCAAGTGAACGAACAGATCATTGACTGCTACAATGCAAAAGCTAGAGGAGACACCTTGGCTCTTGAAAAGTTCTCTCCAGAGATTAAGAGTCTTGCGAGTGACATGGAAGAGCTGACAGGTGACATGCTGAAGCAGATGCAGAAGAGGTCTGAGAACCTTGGGGGTCGTAAAGGACTGGGGTCTTTACTGGCACAGTTCGACACAGACAACTCAGCTAAAGAGTTCTTCCGTGTGACAGACTCCACGAAACTCTATGAGTGGATTGGTCGTAACTATGATGACAAGAATGATGTTTTGGCAGATCTGACTGAATACGCTAGACGCTTTATGGACAGAGATGCGGAAGCTAAATATTTTGTCGAAATGAAGAAGCGTGAGTTTGAAGCTAAGAAAAAGACCTACAAAGGGAAGAAACCTCTCCAGTGGGTAGAACCTACAGAAGAAGAGATTGAAGAACACCTAGAACAGGCAGCTAAGAACTGGGCGTATGGTCGTATTGATAGAAACACTTCTACTCTGAACTTTGACCCGAAAAGCACACGGCTGGCTAACCCATATACAGCTTTCTCTGATACTTTGAAGCATCGTGTACCTATTGATACTTCTGGTGTCATGAAGCTCAAGAATGGTGTTGAGTTCAGCTTTGATAAAGATATTAGAAGCTATGACCTTGATGGCTTCTTACCACAGGTCATGAACAGACTCAGTGGTGAAATTGCTCTTAGAGCTACCATTGGTGACTCTAAGGCACAAAAGGAGTTCTATTCTCAGATTGTGCAGGAGCTGGCTAAGAACAGCCCTATCAGAGAGGGTGGCAGAGAACTTGAAGCTATGCAGATGGGTATCAATAAGATTCTGGGCATTGGGTCTTACAACAACAATGAACAGAAACTTGGGGACGCTTTATCGAACTCTTTAAGAACCGCTACTTATTCTCAGGTTGGTGGTAACATGACCTTTGCACAGCTCGGAGAACTTGGTGGCTCTATTGCTTACGGTGGCTGGAAAGTATTGGCTAACAATATTCCGATCTTTGGTAACTTAGCTAAGAACGTGCGACTCGGTGAGGATGGAGCTGAGATCGTAGAGAATGTTTTAAGAAAGATCTATGCTGAAGACCTTTCTACTAGAGGTTGGAGTACATCTGCTTCTACAGACTCTAAGATCTATGGGGAAATGTTGGATAAGGTGTCTGCGGAGGACCCAACACCGTCTCTTGGTGGGCGTGCATTGGATGCAGCAAACAGAAACATTAAGAGAGCTGCTTTACTTACTTCTACTATCAACTTCATGCCTAGATTGACCAATGCTATGGTTCAGTCTATGCGAAGTGCAGCTATTGAAGATGCCTTGAAGTGGGCTTCTGGTAAGCATGTTGGCTTTATTCGTAACCCATTCTCTAAGCAGAAGTTAGCAGCAGCGGGTATCCATACCGACAAAGCTGCTGAAGATGTGAAAAATGCTATCAAAAAGTACCTTATTGATGACAAAGGAAACATCGACAAGTGGATGGATGAAGACCCAACTACCTTTGCTAAATGGAAAAAACTCATGGATAATGAGTCTATGAGAGGTATCCAGCAGCAGTCAATCGGGAACATGACACCATTCAAAGAGAAGCATAGACTCTTCTTCCAGTTCAAAGACTTCACTATGAAGGCTATGAATCAGCAGTTCATGAGAGCTTTGTCTTCTCGTGAAAAGGATGATGCTCTGGCTGCTCTGTATTCCTATGCTACCAACTCTCTGTCTTACTATGCAATGACTGTAGCTAAGTCTTACATGTACTATCCGAACGATGAGAAGAAGCGTCAGGCATACATGGAAAAGTATGGCAACATTCAGAGGGTAGCTCTCTCTGGTCTTTTCAGAATGTCTATGGCTGCTCCAGCGTCCTTTGTCTCTGATGGTATTGAAGTAGTAACAGGTACTCCAATGTATCGTACTACGGTTGATAATACTCGAAACAGTAGAGCGGCTGATGACTCGTGGGATAAGAGAATGTCTGATGCAGTTAAGCAGTTCCCAGCAATCGGTGCATTAGGTAGAGCTTACAACATGGGGCAGGGTGTCTCTAATCTGGCTACTGGTCAGGGGACTAACAAGGATATTGATAAAGTCATTCAGTTCTTCCCTCTGGGGTCTTATCTGGGGATGTCTTACCTTGGTTCTATGATTAAGAAAGATGCAAAGCTCCCAGACAAGAGAAAGACACAGACAAAGGGAAAGAATGGTAAGACACAGAAGACTAAGCTAGTACAGAAGCTGGGTAGGTCTAATGCACAGCCAGCTAACAGAATACAGAATTTGATTAGCAGTAATAAGTAAGGGGAATAATGATGAATGAAGCAAATTGGAAGGATGTTTTCTTTATAACACAGATTCTTCTTATGCTAGGCGCGTTCTGTGGTCAGATACCCTTCTGTGCTGGGGTGCTTATGTTTGAACTAGCAATACTTTGGTTCGTTATTCTTCCCATTTTTATTTTTGGTATGTATCAATGTGCTCTTTGGTGGGGAGGTATGTCTTATTGCTACACTTCTTACCTTTGCCATTACTATTTACTATTTAATATTTCAAAGGAGATGGATAAAATAAGTAACGAAAGAAAAGCTCAGATCTTTTATCAGGGTGATGGATCTCAAACACAATATTCGTTGCCGTTTGACTATCTTAGAAAGGCATTTGTACATGTCTCTCTGATTTCTGATGAGAAGATTGAAGAACTCACTCAGGGCAAAGACTACACCGTAAATGATCGTCAGGTGACTTTAGTAGCTCCTACAGGTCTTAAAATTAAGATCTATCGTGTTACTACTACTAAGCCTCTGGTCGGGTGGGCAGATGCTTCTGTATTAAAAGCAGCAGATATGACCGTACAGTCTACTCAGCTGCTGCACCTTGCAGAGGAAACGTCAGACCTTGCTCAGGAGGGGGGTCTTAGTAAAGATGGAACTGATAACATCTGGGATGCTCGGTACAATAAGATTAAGAATCTTTTAGACCCTACAGAACCCGGTGATGCAGTAAATCTTAACTACATCACAAAGAATCAGAACAGTCTCTTAACGCAGCTTAGGAACACATGTGCAGCCCAGAACGCTTCTATTGTGTCTACTGGGGATGCTCAAAATGCTCGTTTGACTACTACAGGAGACAATCAGAATACCCGACTGACCTCTACAGGAGATACGCAAAACACTCGTTTGGTGACTACTGGGAACTCTTATGTCAGCACTATGACCCCTTTAAGAGACGCTACTACTACTAAAGCTACTGAAGCTAACAATAGTGCAGATCTCGCTAAGAAGTGGGCTGTGTCTGATGCAAGTCCAGATGGAGCTACTGATAGTAAGTCCTCTAAGACTTGGGCAGAGGAAGCTAAGGCATCTGCTGACAATGCAGCATCCTCTGCTAGTGTTGCTCAGTCTAGTGCAGATTCCAGTGCATCTTATGTAGGTATGGCTACTTCTAATGCACATTTAGCAAAGCGAAGTGCAACATCAAGTGCTAATAGTGCATCGGAAGCATCTTCTAGTGCTTCCGATGCAGCTACAAGTGCTACCAATGCTAAGACAAGTGAAACTAAAGCAGCAGCTAGTGCCGCAGCAGCAGCTCAGAGTGCTATTGATGCTGCTAAGTTTGACCCTTCTAGCTACTATACGAAGACAGAAACTTACACTAGAGCAGAAGTAGATAACAAGATTACTGCTATTCCAAAGCCAGATATGTCTAACTATTACACAAAGTCAGAAGTAGATAACAAGATTGCTGCTATTCCAAAGCCAGATATGTCTAACTATTACACAAAGTCAGAAGTGAATGCTAAGATTCCTACAAAGACCTCACAGCTCACCAATGATAGCGGATTTGCTGTAATCAATAGCAGTAAACATCTTGTGATTAACGGAAGTGAGTTGTGGATAGAATGAGTGACTTAGGTGCAATTTTTCATGTGAAGAAAAGTGGAGTGCAGTATAACGCTCTTGCCTATACGACCACAGCTGAATGTCCTGAACCGAACCTAAAGATCAAATTCAAAGGTTCTCAGGCATACGTTAAGCTCGAAGCTAAAGGGAGGGGGGATGTACCTTGCTATGTTAAAAAGAGTAATGGAGCAGTCTATCAGGTAAAGAAAACAGCAGTAATTCCAACTGGGAGTACTACTATAAGAGGTATGGGGTCATTTACAGTTCCTTCGGGAATACATGTTATTGAGATAAATTCTGATTTGGGTTCTATATATGTAGGAGTGACCCCTAACACAACACATTCTCTTTTCATAGATGTATCCCAAGCGGGGGCTGTACATTATGATATAACTATTGGGTGTACCTCACATAACAAAACTTATATAACTGATCGCATCCGCTCTGAGGAGGAAGAAATTAGCAATCTTATGTTTATTTACTGGTCGCCAGAAATCAACAAAAAGACCCCTACAGTAACTGATTATTAACAAAGAAGAAAGGGGACTACTTGGATATTCTGAATAGTATTGTTGCTATTTTAACAGTAGCAAGTTGCCTTAGTGCTGCTTTTAACTACGTTGTTATCAGACCATTACAGCACGCTATTGACCTGAATAGTGACGTATTGCATGAGTTGAAGAAAGAAATTGAAAGGAGTGTAGCAGACAGGCGTGCTTTGGATGTTCGTGTAGCAGCTCTTGAAGAAGCTCATAAGATCAATTCTAAACGCCTTGATGAAATATGCTTTACGTTAAGCGAAAACTCAAAGAGATAATCAGTACGTTTAAGATTAAGAAAAGTGACAAAGACTCCATGAGACTCATCAAATGGAGTCTTCGTTACCTTCTATTTTGTTTGATGCTTTATTTGGTAATGACCTTATATGAATGGGTCGTAACTGGTCATGCTAACTTATCTGAATTTAGACAATATATCACTGCCGTAGGTGGTCTTACTATTGCTATCCAGACCTTTAGCCGTTGGCTGGTAGACACAGATCACGATGGTATCCCAGATGAAGCCAAAAAAGATAATGAAAGGAGATTCCCACCATATGACCCCAGATGAATTTATTGATTTTATTGGAGACACAGCTGGTAAGATTTGTGCTGAATACAATCTTCCAGCTTCCGTATGTATCGCTCAGGCTATTCTTGAATCTGGCTGGGGTAGGTACTGTATTGGTCAGTTCAACTACTTTGGTCGTAAATGGAATGGCTGGGGTAACTATGTACGGCAGCAGACCACAGAATATGAGAATGGTCAGTATGTAACTATTTATGATAAATTCCAGTCCTATTCGTCTCTTGAAGATGCTATTAGAGACTGGTGTGTACTCATTAAGGAAGAGCCAGCGTATGCCGAAGCTCTTGCAGTATGGGAGAATGGCTGGTGTGTAGAGGACTTTGTGTGGGCACTCGCACCTGTCTATGCTACAGACCCAGAGTACGCTTCTAAGATTATGTCTACTATTAGAGCTAATGACCTCTATAGATTTGATGGATGGGGTGATGAAGATGCCTAAGATTAACAGTGCTTTAGTAGATCAGATTGCACAGCTTGAAGTTGATGCTCTCCTTGAGGGACTTAATGACCCAGAGCTGAAACGCAATCCAGCTTTCCTTGATAAGGTCAGACGCTTCCTTAAAGAGAATCAGCTTCAGACCACTCCAGAGACACCGGGAGTAGCTGAACTGATGAAGAGGCAGCAGACCACAGAGATTCCGATCTTTAAGGAGGGGGTAGGGCACTTTGCTGTGGACGGAAGACCAAATTAAGGCAGCCCATAAGGACTTCCGTGTATTCGTGTTCATGGTCTGGAAATCTATAGGTCTTCCAGACCCTACACCTATACAGTACGATATTGCAAAGTACCTTATGGATACCCCAACTGACCGAAGCATCATTGAGGGGTTTCGAGGTGTCGCTAAGTCCTTTTTGACTTGTGCGTACACCGTATGGATGCTTTGGAAAGACCCTCAGCTAAAGGTCTTGGTTGTGTCTGCATCTAAAGATAGAGCAGATGCAAACGCTGTCTTTATCAAACGTATCATTTATTTGCTTCCCTTCTTGGAACCTTTACAGACCCAAAGGGGACAGCGAGACACACAGAACCTCTTTGATGTGGGTCTTGCAGTGCCAGATATTTCTCCATCGGTGAAGTCTGTAGGTATTACTGGTCAGATCACAGGTTCTCGTGCAGACCTATTGATTGCTGATGACGTAGAAGTCCCGAATAACTCTGGTACTCAGGTGCAGCGGGATAAGCTAGGAGAAGCTGTAAAGGAGTTCGATGCAGTCTTAAAGCCGGGAGGTAAGATCATCTATCTGGGTACTCCTCAGAACGAAATGAGTCTATATAATGAGTTGACAAAACGTGGCTATAGGAGACGTATTTGGACTGTACTGTACCCCTCTTCGATCACCGAAAGGGAGACCTATGGGTCTGATTTAGCACCGTTCATTGCTGAACCGTATGATGAAGACCCAGAGAAGTATGCAGACAAATTGACTCCTACAGACCCCGATAGATTCAATATTGAGGAAATTGAGAAGCGAAAACTGTCTTATGGTAAGGCTGGGTTCTCTCTTCAGTTTATGCTCAATACTAACCTCTCTGATGCTGAAAAGTATCCACTGAAGATAAAGGACTTCATTGTAGCAGACCTTGATCTGAAACAGACCAGCCTCAAATGGGCATGGTGTTCAGAAGGATCCAAAAGGCTCTTAGAGGTGCCGTCTGTGGCTCTTAAGGGAGATTACTTCTATAGTCCTTTGAGTCGCTCTGAGGAGGTTTCAGAGTATTCTGGGACAGTTATGGCTATCGACCCTAGTGGTCGTGGCAAGGATGAGACAGCATATGCTATCATTAAGTTCCTCAATGGCTACCTCTTTATCGTTGATATCGGAGGGTATCATGAAGGATACTCAGAAGGGACTTTAACGACCCTTGCTAACAAAGCTAAGTTCTATGAAGTCAATGAAGTTGTCATTGAATCTAACTTTGGTGATGGCATGTTCTCTCAGCTGCTAAAACCTGTTCTAAATAGGATTCATCCATGTGCTGTTCAGGAGATCAACAATAGACAGCAGAAGGAGAAGCGTATCATTGATACTCTTGAACCACTGCTCATGAGTCATAAGATCATACTCAATAAGAGTGTCATTATGGATGACTATAGGGTCTATGAGAGACAGCCAGCCTATAGCTTTGTTTATCAGATGACTAGACTCTGTGATGAACGTGGTGCTTTGGCTCACGATGATAGATTGGATGCTGTAGCTATGGCTGTAGCTTATTGGCATGATGTGCTTGATAGAGATTCTAATGTAGGCATGGAGGAGCATCTTGAAGAGGAATTAGAGATGTGGGCAGATCCTGATGGAGGAGCTTTGAACTGGGGTAAGCCGGAGGTCTTTAATGATAAGTTGAGTCTTGGTAAGATGCATGTGAGTAGCTTGAACCCCTTCAGGAAGTCGTAAAACGCTTTCTGAGGGCTTCTAAGGGGGCTAGAAGGTAGTTTTACCTAAGACAGACATGAAGCTCTTAGAAACGATTTTAGAGCATTCTGGAGGCTATTGCTAGTTTTACTAGCTATTGCTAGTTGGTAGATCACTGCTAACTAGCTATTTTATCATTATGTATAAATATACAAAAAAATGTATAATTATAAATGAGGAAGAGCTAGATTTAATTGTCAACTTATTTTTAATTGAGCCATGTATATACAATCTACCTAATTGTGTTAGGACCCGAAGGGGGGAAGGAAAAGTTATAGTATACATAATGATACTACATTCTGTTCTTCACATTATGAGTTGCATAATGAATATTCATAAATATAAGTTAGTTAGTTAGTAGCTAGTAGATAGCTAGTTAGTAGCTAACCTTAAAGATTCTTATGGACTCTTAAAGACCTCTTAAAGGGCTGGTCAGGTATCATAAAGAATTTCTAAACAATTCTAAAAGTGTCCTTTATGAGTTCTGACTGTAACCTTAACTCTAGCTACTATCTAGCTACTATCTATTAATAATAAAGGACTGATACATAATGATTACTAAATTGACTAGCTATCTAGCTACTATTATCAAATATATCATAGTAGCTGTAGTCTCTTTCCTCCTTGGCTATGGCTGCTATGCTATTCTACATTCTACTACCACTGACTCTGTGTCTAAAGTGGAGAGTCCAAAAGACTCTATTGGTACTGAGGTACTCCATGAAACGAACCATGTGACACTTAAAGAGAAGCAAGCGATGACAGACCCAGACTTGGTGGTAAATAACAGATACATTGCTGAGATCAATGGTCAGACCTTTGAGATTCCTAAAGAGACAAAAAAGGAATCTAAAGGACTCCAGACCAAAGTGACCTCAGATATTGATATGACTCCAGTGGTCAAGAAAATGGCTGATCTGGAATACAAAAGGAACTGGGAAGTGTCTACAGGTCTTGGTAGATCACATGATGGTCACTTCTATGTCCCTATTGGACTCCAGAGGAACTACAACTACGATAGAGCCATTGAGATCTCTGTAGGGGTATCTAAAGAC